CGATACTCTACCGAAATATTCTCTGTAGCAAGTAATTTTGCTAGAGTGGATTTTGAAATTTGTGTATTAAGCATGTATGTATCTTAACTCAAGTGGATTGGAATGTCAAGCAATTTTTTTAGGGCGAATGATAATAGTCTGTGGAACTTCAATATCATTTTGTTTATAGTAGCGGTGCATTTTTACTGTAGCGGTAATTGTTGCAGTCTCGCCTTCAGCAGGAAAGTCTGCATTGCCGCTGAATACAATTACATTGCCATCGGCATCTTCGCAGATACGGAGAAGGCTAGTGCCAGAATCATAGTAGTGGAAGCGAGGACGATCAACCACGATTGCTTTTTTAACTGTAAGGGTGACAGTAATTTTTTTCTTTTCTTCGCCAACGAATGTGCGGGTTGCGTTTTTTGCAACCGCCTCGGCTTGCCATTGTGCTTTACGTTCGGCAACGGTTGCGATAGACTTACGTACAGCAAGGACTTGTTTTTCCGTCAACTTGCCGTAGGTGTCCAACGAATGAAGAAGGTTTGAGTAAAACGAATTTTTGTAATTAGCATTAAGGAATGAAACGATCTCCATAGCATCAGGATACGTTTTGTAAAACGTTTTGGTAGCATTGTTTATGATGTTGCGCTTGATAGCGGCTTCATAAGCGGCGGGATGTTCTACATATGACATTTGGTGTTCCTTACTGTTTTCTCACTCAACAGATACAAGTATACTCTCATTCCAAGATAAGTCAAGCAATTTCTTGTTGTATTTTTACAACGTTGTGTTTACCCCACAAAAGTAGTACTTTAGTTTGTCAAGAATGAGAAATTTCCCGATACTGATATTCTATATTCATCGGATGTATAAAATGGATATACAGTATGATTTAGCCTTGCAGGAAAAAACGAAACAACATTTTCATAACTTGAGTCAACTGGTATGTCATACTCTTCTAATCCACCAAGCACATTCAAGTAATTAAATTGAAAGTGTCCAGGAAGTTTTATTGTTGTTGTTTTTGCTGAATCCATCTGAACTTCGTTTTTAATTTCATACGGCATTCTCATCCATATTACAAAACTGTAAACACTAGAATGAGTATGTATAGGAACAAAATCATGTTTCTTTTGAAAATTCACCCATGTAGCATCCAATGTCAATGGAACAAGTTTGGTGTTCATTTTCATTTCTCTAGAAACGTAATTTGTTTCTTTTTCATATGCTTCAACAAATGGCACCATCAATTCTTCAAGTGCGTTTCTACATTCAATTAATTTAAATTTATGTGTAATGTTTGAATGAACTAAATGTCCAAAGTTTTCGCCTACAGTAAAATTACTATCTTTGATTTCATTGATTTCATTCCAAATAGGTGCAAGTTCTTCGTTAGAAAACTTATGCGTTATCACACCATAATTGGGAAAAGTAAAATAATTCATTTGCTTGTATTCAATAAAAAATTACCTGAGACTGATACTCTATATTCATCGGATGTATAAAATGGATAGACTGCGTGTGTTAACTTAGACGGAAACATAATCAACGTGTTGTTGTATTTTTTATCTGCTGGTATCTCATGCGTTTTGATTGTGCCTAATCCATTAGTGTATAAAAATTGAAAGTGTCCAGGAATAGGATAAACTGAATATTTAGATTGTGGAAGATTCATCTCATCTTCAATATTGTATGGTATGTCGATCCATATAACAAAACTAAGAATACCTTTATGAGTGTGTGGAGGATTAAACTCATGTTTTTTTTGAAAATTAACCCAAACTTTATCCAAAATTAAAGGCGCAGATTCAGTCAGCAAATCAAATTCTTTAAAGTAACCAAACACTTCATTATACTCCATGCACATGGGTATAAGCAATTGTTCTAAATATTTTTTAGATTCAACTAACTCAAATTCCTTTTCGATGTTTCCTGCAAGGTTTGGGTTTGCTTTTTTTGCATTAAAATTACTTTGTTTTATTTTTTCAATTTCATTTCTAAGTGGAGTAAGTGTCTCTATTGGATATGTAAATTGTACATATCCAGTTTGACATAATTCCATATACTGAATTTGTTGTTCAATCATGGCTTGTAAAAAACAAAAATAGGTTCGTACTTAAGCCACATACCATTTACTTTGCAAAAGTTTTTTGCTTTAGGCAGACCAGTATCAGGATCAATACGATTGCCGCCTGGCATCTGTGCAAGTGCCATTTTAACTACACCTTTGAATTTCATACCAAGAGATTCTAAAATGTCTCTGCTATCTTTTTCAAGTGGTAGCATGTCTGCACCAAACTTAGCGTCAGCAATGTTCCAAAGCAAGTATCTGTCATTACGCAAATACTCAACAGCAGTCTCTAATGTTGGACGCAAGAAGCCTTCACGCCATGCATCATAACCAGTAAACTTTTTATACGATTGTGTTGGGTCTTCACTATACGCCTCCTTAGCAAAGTAAGGAGGACTAGTGAACACCATATCTAATTCACCCTTGTACTTTTGGAACGAACTATCATCTCTGACAACTTCTGAACCAAGTTGAAAAATTTCATAAGTGTTGGACTGTTCAAACAAAACTCCTTCGTTCTTTGCGGAGTTATAGAAATTAGCCAAGTCGGCATATTTAGTACTAGGACTGCCGCTATCGCCATCAATAGTGTGATCGGTATTAGGATCAGTACCCACATAGTGTAAAGGAATAGAAGTGCGAGAAGCCATAGCACCCAAAATGCGCCCACCCCAACCAGAAGAGGGATCGTAAACAACAATTCTATCTTGGTTCTTAACGTGTTTAGTAAATTTTTCATAAAGAAGTTTTGCAGTTAATGGTGGAAAGTTAACAGCATATTGGCACCACGATACACGGAATGCTTTCAAGCCAACAGGAAAAATCTTTTGTCCATATTTGTACATACGCAGACGATACTTCTTCTGATCATGCGACTTTATGTTCATTGTAGACTTAGTTGGAATTGTTTCTAGAATGTCTTGCGTCACTTCAAGATACTTAGCACCTTTGAGTTCTTCATTGTAACCAGTATACTCTTCGTCATCATCACGACTCTCAACCCAATAGTCATAACCATATTGACGAATGTTGTTGTCTTCAAACCAACGAACAAAATCATTACCATCTTTAAACTTTACGTTGTAAGAACCGACAGTAATAATCTCATTGACTTTGATTGTGTTTGAGTATGCATAGAATGAATCACGCTTGAAATGTCGCTTAGAATACTTTAATGTTTTCTCAAGCAATTCATCTTTGAGAAAGTGATCATAGATTGAAAGCCCATCGTCATTCTTTGTATAATTAATGCGTGTCTTCATCATGGTTGGAAACCATTGATTGGCTGCGTTGCCAACCACACTGGTGTTTCGAATTACATCTTTCTCACCAGTCAATTCATCAACATGTTCAAACTCATGCACAGGAAATCCATACATATCTTTGAATTGTTTTTTGATTGCGCCTTCATCCCACCCAACTCTTGGTGGTTGACCCATAGAGTCCCAAGAATGAACAACTGCTTTACGTAGATCAATGAACCATTGACGAAATTCGTCTTCAGTCATCCATTGCACTTCTTCAAATGTCTTGTTTGTTTCGTGGTTCAATAACCAGTCATTACGTTCATAAAAATGTTTTGTCATTATTCTCTTTCCATACGTCCACATTCAAATGCGGCACGTAACCATTGTATCATATTATCACTAAGCAAAATGTCATTGGGTAATATGCCTAAAAATCTTTCAGAACGTGTTCCATAATTTTCAATTTCATCGAACCAATTTTCAAATGTTTCGTATTCATACTTCATTTAATTGTCTCACAGTTATTCCGCATTTATTTAGGAAACTGATTCCCGCATCATCACGGTAATCTTCGCCATAGAATACTTCTTTGATCCCGCTCTGAAATATCATTTTAGCACACTCTATGCATGGAGAGCAAGTAATGAACATACTTGCACCATCACCACTCTCGGTAGACTTTGCTAGTTTTGCTATTGCGTTAGACTCTGCATGGAGAACTTCGGGTTTTGTTTTCCATCTGATTGTACCCATGGTATGAGTTGGACCACCCATATCAATTATGTATTCAGATTCTTCACGTATTTCATCCTCGCAATTGTTATCCCAACCACTTGGCATACCATTGTAACCGATTGAAATGATGCGGTCATCTTTAACGATAACCGCACCAACATGTTTACGTTTTGCGCTACTCAATTCTGCAAAGACTCTTGCAGTCTTCATGTATGCGCCTAGATATTTTTCTTTAATCATAAAATCAATTCGTTTAACAAATTTTTGTTTCCCACAATTCCTTTGACAAAAATATTAAACGCAATACTAATTCTAACACCATTGTCGTGTTCTATTGTAGGAACGTAATGATATAGGTGTGATGGAAATAGTAATAAATCCCCCGATGTAACTCTGAATTGCACCGATCTTGAAGACCATATTGGGGGGGGTTCAGCAGGTGAAATAAGTATTGCTGGGTCTCTTACATCTCTTAAAATGCCAAAAGTATCATTTTCTGTTGCACGTATATAAAAAACGCCAGACACTAAACTATTAGAATGATTATGTGGTGGATGAAATTCACCTTTTTTTGCATAGTTTGCCCATGATAAAGTTATGTATGGAATAAAATTATCAATTGGATCATAAACTTGTTTAAAATAGTCATATACATTAACCATAATGAATTCTCTTATATTTTTCAAGGGATCATTCTTTAAAATTTGTGCATCAGTTGAAATTCGATTTCCAACATTGTTTCGAATGGATTGACATTCTATAAAATCAAATTCTTCTTTAGTTATTTCTCGCCCGATACTAGTTACTGCTAGGGGAATCGCAAACATTGGTCTAATGTCTAACATATTATTCTTCTCCGTTTTTCTGATAAAATCTTTTTTCTTGAATTGTTTTTTCTTTCCAAACTTTTCTTGGGTTACCACACATCAAACAATTTGGATTACCACAATTTAATGCATGTTTTTTTGCAAGTTTGTGTGGTTCATCTACAGGAACTCCATATGCCTTTGCGATCTTCATTTGTTTTTTAATTGCGTTTTCATCTTTAAGAATTCGTTTTGATTTTTTAAATTTGTCTTCTTCTGTACTCATCGCACCACCTCTTGATCTTCTTTAATGAATGAAACCCAACCAGTTGTAATATACTTATGTTCAGTCGGTGATGATATGCCTCGATGCGTATATGTCCAATCAACAGGCCAAATTAAAGTTAATCCTTTTTTAGGTTTTACTTTAAATCTTTGATAATAAAATTCTGTTTCTCCACCATCTGCAACATCGTTCAAATATGTCATGAAAACTAAATGTCTATCATTATTAACATTTTTTCTTTCACAATGCCAATCATAAAATGCTTGGTTTGGTTTATAGTGCTGAACGTTCACATTTTCAACTAATGCATATAATTCTTTAACCTTAGAATACATAAAATTATTTTCATATAGGATAAAACTTTTTTTGATTTCATTTAGATATCTCATGAATAAATCGGCATTAAAATTTAATACGGTATCGGTAGAGTCTTTAACTTTAGTATCCACTTTATTTCCAGCACGGCCGTGCCATTTATTTGGTTCATTTTTATAAAATTCAATGATATCATCGCACAAGGAAATATCATCCATATAATTCATATGAATAAAATCTTTTATTGCGTATGTCATGCTACGTTCCAAATTAACGCACCAGGTTTTCCATTACTTACAACAAACTGCCAAAGTTTAGCATCATAATATTTCTCAGATGGATATGGCGGTGCTTGATCCTTTTCTACTTCTTGATCATACTTATAAGGTGAACGCATTGTAACTGCTCTACCTTTTTCATAGTCACTCATCTTATGCCCAATCTCTACTGCATATGCAGGCACATCAGGAAATGCTAATTGCAATCCACGATTCAATGTTCCGCTTGATGCAACAGTCCAAATCTCTGTTGGTTTGATTTTCAAATCTCTTGCAACTTGAACAATTGATGCAAGCACAGATGGATGTTCTAACCCCAAAGGCAAACATTGTCTGCGCTTTGTGTCTTCTTCTTGATAACGTCTTGCTCTTGCTTTTGTCACAGTAAGCATACCATTGTCAACCCAATGAATAGTACCGCCAAGGTCCAAAACTTTTTGTTGATGCCATGTAGGTTCTTTTCGTTTAGCCATAAAGAACGTTGCTTTTTTTCCATATAGATTACACACATACGTTAAAGATATAGGACCCCAACCAACTTTGTTTGCACCACCAAAGACCCATTCATCACATTCAGTAGTTTTGACAAGATAGTCAATGAATCTACTTTTACTTCCATACTCTAACAAGTCATCACGCACAACATGAAAGCCATGGTGCATTTCAACTATCGGTGCAGGATTTGGGTCTTTCCAATCTTTTATTATATCAGAAAAGTTCTCAGGATACAAGAGACTCATACAGTTCTCCTTCAGAAATTGCGTCTATGACTAAATGAATTCTATTTTCAGTTCCATTATTGATTGCTTGATGTGGTTTACGTGTATCTAAGAACCACAAGTCTCCAACTTTCATATGTACTTTTTGTGCGGCGCCTTTTGTATTCCACACAGTAAAAATCATGTTTGAATTAGTAATGATTGGTATGTGTAATCTTGCAAGTTTGCCTTTAGAACCACCAGAGTCTTTATCAACTTGATCCGTGTGTCGTTCAAGTTCTCCACCGCCAGGTTTTAATTGCATAAACCGAACACGATGCACTTCTCTATATTTACTTAACAACTCACGCACTTCAGGAAACATATCATAGAGTGGTGTGTCTTGCAATTCAAATTTTATATCTTTGTTTTTTTCTTTCCAGTCATCACTCATCTCTGACGGCTTTGTAATGAAGTCTGATTCTGGACGATAACCACGCAATGACAATGCAGACCATGCTTTGTCTTTATTGTAATTACTATAGTGATTTGTGAATGCAGGCAACGTTGCTAACTTAGCAGAAACAGATTCAATAAACTCTGGTGTGATTGCACCAATCTTTTTGATACTCAAAAATTCTGTTGATTCTACTTTAGGAAACGAACGTGGAATAGGACTGTTACTCTTAAAATAAATTGCATGTACTTCTCCGTATGTTGTAATCTTCGGACCAACATAACAGAAACCTAGTTCTTCGGCTAAGTCACAATGTGATTTGTTTTCTGCCCATACAGTTAGCCAAAAATTGTTTCCCGACAATAAAGAAATTTGATGCTTAATTGTATTGATATTGCCTGAAAGTTTTCCAATTGAAACATCACCTTTTACTTTTGTTGCAATAACTGTGTCGCCATGCATTGTAATGTCTGATGCAACTTTACTATTCGTAACTTCAAACATTGAAGGCTCAAGACCAAATTCACTAAAAATAAGATTACCTTTTTTCAATGACTCTGCAATGTTGTTCTTCTTATACTTTGCAAAAGGAGATAACGTATATGCATTGTAGTCTGCATACTGCGCTTCAAGTTCTTTAAGATAGTCTATGTCATATCCATGTTGCCAAGGTTTCATTTTTTTACTTTACGCTTTAAAATCATACGTTTACGCAATGCACGTTGTGTTTCAAATGATGATGCTTTCTGAGTAAAGACTTTACCATTCATGTGATCGAATTCGTGTAATGCAATTCTCGCAGTCATGCCAATAAATTTTTCTGTGACGATTTCTCCAGTTTCAGTTTGAAAGCGAATGCGAATACCATCAGGACGTTTGACACTTAAAAACAAAAGGGGAAAACTTAAACATCCTTCTTTCATAATAAGTTCTCTATCTGATACGTCAACAATCTTAGGATTGAATATTGCAAATGGTCTATCACCATCAACTCTAATAACAAATACTTTGTATGGTTCGCCTACTTGATTTGCTGATAGTCCTAACCCATCATTCTTGACCATAACATCATGCAATGATTGTGCAAATTCTTTTGGGTCATATGGTGGATTTGAAAAATCAAATTCTTTACATTCTTGTAAAAGAACTGGTGATGTTTCAGGTATCAATTTAAGGTTCATGTGTTTCTCCATTTACATAATGTTCTGCGAAAATTTCTGCTTCGTCTTGTGTCTTAAAGAATGCTACAAAATATGTTCCTAAATCATTTCGCATTCTAACTTTATAGAATTTTTCATCTAAGTATACGTGTGCTTCTCTATCTATATCTTTACCAAAGTATTCACTAAGTATTTTCATTTTATAACCCTTGAAAAATTATTTACTTTTTCAAACCTGATCACATTAGAAAATTTGTCTTGTAAGATATCTCCTTTATGTGATATTACAAATAGGTTTGCGCCTTCGAGCATATCTAGAATCTTCATCAATTCTTCAGTACCATTTGCATCTAATGATGAATCAAAAATTTCATCTAGAATCAATAGATTAGTATTCGATGAATTCTTCAACTTTGCAATTGCTCTCCATGTTAACATCAATGCCATATCGATTCTTTGTTTCTCACCTTCAGAGAATGAATCATATGTGAAGTCATCACGGTGCCTAGATTTAATTGTCTCTTTAAACGATTCGTCTAGATTGAAGTTCACAAAGAAATCTAATGAAGCAAGATACTTGTTTGCTAACTTGTTGATCACTGGTATATATTGTCGAATGATTTTAGTTTTAATACCTGTATCTTTGAGAAGATTTGTTGCAGTCTCATAGTACAATCTCTCATCAGAAAGAGATTTCATATCAGTTTCAAGTTGTATAAGTTCCTGATTAAGTACTGACAATTTTGTCTCCTCAGTTGTCAAGTCTTGTTTAGATTCATTCAACTTTTTAATTTCTTTAGTCAATGCATCGACATATCTACGATTTGCAATGATCTCTGTTTGTTCTATTGTCAACTTAGAATTTAACTCTTGAATCTCGTTGTCAATCAAATAAATTTCTTGTTGCCTGTCGGTAAGAGTTTTGATTTCTTTTTCAAGATTTTCAATTCCATCTCTTACCTCTTGCAGTTTTTTGTTTCGCTCTTCTACAATGTGTGCTTTGTGTTCTTCAGCAATGCCTTGCTTGCATGTTGGACAATCACTATTGTCGTGGTAGAATGAAATATCAGTTTCAATCTTAGCAATTGTTTTGTTTAAATTTACTTTAACGCCAGCAAATTTTGCTAACTTATCGTTTGTTTTTTTCTTGTCGCCAACTTGTGCATACAATTGAGTAATGTTTGTTTGATATGCATCGCATTTAGTTTCGCTTTGTGTAACTAAACTTTGCGTGTTTGCAACATCTTGTTCTTTTGAAGAAATTTGTTCAGCATTGTTTTTCTTCAATGAATCAATGAATTGAATTTGATACTGAATCTTTTCAGTCTTTAAATCAAATGCATATTTTGATTGAGAGTAATTTTCTTTGAGAATTTGAAACTTTTCTTTCAATACTCCATTCATGCGTGAAAAGATTTGAATATCTAACAAGTCTTCAATGATTGCTCTTCTATCTGAAGAAGACAATTGCATGAATGGTGTGAATGATGCAGAACCTAACAATACAATCTGAGTGAACGATTTGTAATTGAGTTTGAGAATGAATTTCTCTAAGTGTTCTTGATAGTCTTTGACGGCTGCCGCTTGATTTACAAGTTCACCATTGCAATAGATTTCAAACGTGTTTGGTTTGATTCCACGTATGATCTTGTATGATTTGTTGCCCGTATCAAATTCAACTTCAACGATACAATCTTTCTGATTAATTGTGTTAACCAGTTGGCCTTTGTTAATATTTCGAAATGGTTTTCCAAACAACACAAAGCACAAAGCATCAAGCATTGTAGATTTACCAGAACCATTTGAACCAACAATCAATGTAGTATTGTTTTTGTCTAATTCAAGTTCCGTAAAGTAATTACCAGTTGAAAGAAAATTCTTCCAACGAATCTTTCTAAAAATAATCATATTATCTAAATTTTGGTCCTAAAACCCAAGTTACTAAAGATCGTCTATTGCCTTTTGTTACTGGCGTGACACGATGTAAAATCCAAGAAGGAAATGCAATCATAGTTCCTGATTTTAATTGAATTGTTTGGAGAGTATCTTCACTTTTTGCATTGATTTGAAATTCACCACCCTCAAATTCATCATTCAGTAAAAGAACAATTGATAACTTACGCATCTCATACATGTAAGAAGGAGTTTCACCATAGTGAACATCACAATGAAAATCAAATTTACCACCTTCATCCGAACGATACTCGGTAAATTGAAGTTCATTGAATCCATTCAAATCAAAATTATAATACATTTGATTCAATTTGTCAATTGCACTATTATATCTGTCAAACATCCATTGTGTATCTTCGTTCGGAAAAATAAATCGTGTTTTAGAAATTCTATATTGCTCCGAACCTGCTGGTTTTCCAGCAGTTTGTTCGGATGTTAACAGACCATTTTCTAATTCTAAATTATCCATGTATGAATTCAAATACTTCAATTCATCAACATTGAACACATTATCCATACCAACACATCCTTGTAGTTTTATGCTTCTTTCATAAGGATTGTTAGTAAGTGTTTTATAATTACTCATTCCACATTCTCTCTTGATAATGATTCTATGTACAATTCACGCATAAGTGTTTTAAGTTTATTTGTGTCTGAAATATTTAGGCTTTGTCCATCAATAAAACTAGATAAAATTGTCATAGTATCTTGCGCTTGATCAACAATATCCCCTTCTTCTGACTCTTCTTCCAATGAAGTAAAGTCTTCAACAATATTCACATCGATTGGACCAACTTTATAAATCTCATCCATCATCTTGTCAAAGATGTATGGGTTCTGTTTATTCAGAACAACAACTTTAACATATGCATTTGCATAGCGTGAGAAATCAATGTTCTTAAATTCTTCAATCTTCAAATTAGAATCATCGTAGTTGACTTTGAAAAACATTCTATGAGGATTCTTTACGTAATCAACCTTCAATGTTTCTGTGTCTAGAATAGCAAATTGCTTTTGATCTTTGTAATCGTTCCAGAACAACTCATATGGTGTTCCGATATATGTGATGTTGGCTTGCGTTGAGAATGTGTGATAGTGCCCGCTGAATACATGACTGTAGTTGTTCAAAAACTTATAATCAACTCCTTCGTGGCTTTTGATACCACGCATGAAAAGAAATCCTTCAAGTTCAAAGTGCCCCATGCACAATGGTGAATTACTATTCTTTACAAACTCAAATATCTCTTGTTCATTGTCTTTACAAATCCAAGGAATCATATCAATCTTGATACCATCAAGTTCTAACGTGCCAGGTTTCTGCCATAGACGAATGTTATGATAATCTCTCAACAACAAGTCTGGAGAATTAACTTCTAAACTCTCACGCCAAAAGATATCGTGATTACCTATCAATGCATGTACTGTGATACCACGTTCGGCACATTGATCGAAAAAATAACGTCTGCTCTCTGTTAAAGAAAGAAAGTTTATATATTTACGGCGATCAAATAGATCACCAAGTTGAATGACTGTGCGAACGTTTCTTTTCTCTAACTCTGGAAAGAATGTTTCATTGTAAAATTTTTCGTAAAATGCATGAAACGCCTTTGAATCATTTCTAACTCCAAAATGTGTATCACCTAGTAAACAAACTCTCATAGTTCTTCTGCCTTTGATTCTTCGTGGTATGCCCTAATGACTTATCTATTATATCACGAACGTTGACTAAATGCAACCTCGCAGTATTTTTCAAGTCGTATGGAGACTTCTTATCGGTAAGAGTTTTGATCCATTGTTCAATCTGTGCTGGTATGGGCGTTTGCATCACTATTCTCCAAAAACGATTCTAGCGTATTTGCACTAGACTTTTTTGTCTTTTTAACTTTTACTGTTTTTGCTACTTTGTTCTTTTTATTTGATTCAAATGTATTGATGAAATCACTAATGAATTCTTCGCTATACGAATCATGGAATGCACCATTGAGTCCAGTGAATACGTAATCTTCTCCATTGTTCTCTACCAATGAATTGATAATTTCATTCTCCATACTCTTATACTTGATGTATAGATGTTTCTTTTCTTTTTGAATTCTTCGCAAGAATGCATAGTAAATAATTTGCGTAAAGTATGCAAATGGATTTTTTGATTTTGCTGGATCAAAATTATCAATGTACAACAAACAATTTTCTATGCCGTCTGATACCATGTCTTCTCTAAACGTATAGTTTGCAAAGTTTGGTTTACGTGCAAGGTGGGTAGAAATCTTAAAAAGACACTCACCAATATAGTTTGGTACTCTTGGTCTCTCTAAGCCATTCTCTTTAGCAAGAATAACAGAGTTTCTAAACTCCGTCATCTCTTTTAGGAAATGTTCATTGTTTACATAATGTTTTTGTGTCATAACTATTACCTCTTAAAATTTGACAAACCTTCAATAACTGCGTATAATCAACTGTGTTGGGGTTCAATGATACCTTATTGTAGTATTAGATGAATCAAACTGTTTCTTCATTTCATTAAACTCATTTGAAATCGACTCTTCAGCATCTTCCTCTTCCGGATCTTTATCTAATTGATTGTACATCTCAAGATAAGATTCTTTGAACCCCTCATGCGGTTCAGATACAGAAACAATACTATGTTTAAAGACTCTTGATGGCACATTATAGTCTGAAATGTAATCCCACTTTGTCATCATAATTCCTAAAGCATTCTGCCCTTTTGGTGCGACAAAAACTTTAATTGGTCTGTGTATATCAATATAGACTTTAGTTTCTTCTGTGATATTTCCTATGATAGATTCACCTGTCACTAGTTTGATTAGTTTGCAAATCATTTATACTTCCTTTAGATTGATTGTGTAAATCTTGTATTCAAATTTTTCATCATTGTATATTTTCATTCTTTCTATAAAATGATCAAGTGTAAAATTCTTTCTGTTTTTATATGTAAGATCATCGGATATATCGTACAATGTTGCAGTTTCTTTATTATCGCCTAAACGTAAACCTCTACCAATTGACTGTAATGTTCTAATCTTACTTTTACTCGGAGAAGCAAAAATAACATTATGAAGATTACGAATGTTAATTCCAGTAGAGAATGTTCCATATGATGCTACAATGATTGCATTGCTTTCACCTTCTGTAATTCTTCTCACTTCTTCACGTTCATCTACGTTAACATCACCATGAATGAAGAATACGGGTCGTTCTTCAGCCACAGCATCTTTTATCATATTGTACAGTATTCTACCGTGCTTGTCAACGAATTGATATAGCAAAAGGGTATTTCCTTTTAGACTCAATGAAAGATTTCTAATGAATCTATTTCTAGAAGGCTTACTTACAATATAATTTATCTCATCTTGATACTTATGATTCTTACATTCTTTACACGATAAATCATCGTGTTTTAAAACAAGTGCTTTAATTTTAAACTTTGCTAACTTGCCTGTGTCGATAAGTTCTTTTGTTGTTGTTACACTTTTAACTCTACCAAACAAACCTTCAAGCACTAGTCTATGTGTTTGTGTTCCATCTAATGTACCAGTCAATCCAAAACGATATTTGCAATCTGTTAAATTTGTGAGTATTGTTGTGAGTGACTTTGCTTTAAACAAATGCGCTTCATCTCCAACAACAACTTCGAATTGTTCAAACCATTCCTTTGGCATCTTGTAAATTGATTGCCAAGTTGATATGACGATAGGACAATCTGTTTTCTTGTCTGCGCCAGCCATGATTTGGTGAATGTATTTATCACTCTCAAAACCATAGTCTTCAAAGTCTTTATATAATTGTGCAACAAGTGAGATAGTAGGAACAATGATAAGTGTTTTTGTATTGAACCATCTAGCAAGTAAGTAAATGATCAATGACTTACCAGATGCAGTAGGTGAAAGAAGCATTGCTCTTTTATTACGTACTGCATGAACAAATGCTTTTATCTGATAGTCTCTAGGTGCAAAGGGTAGTCCTAGTGTATCAATAAATTCTTGTGCATCATTGTAAGAGAATTCATCTGCTGGTTCTACTGATTCATCATATTCAATTTTGTAATCACGTTCTTCAGCAAACTTTTCTAAATGAGGTAGAAGTCCATAATACAATTGTCTTGTTTGAGAATTGAATAGACGAATCTTTCCATCCCACACTTTGTTGCGAAATGCAGGCATGAATTTATAACCAGGAACGTAGAATGTAAAATACTCATTCAGTTCCATAGCATCAGAAGACTCGCACTTAACATGTGCGTAGACTTCATTGATTTTTGATATGTATAGTTTATTGTACACCGTTAGTAAACTTTTTCCACTCTATCGCATTTTTAATCTGAAAGTTTCTTTGGTTTAAATTTTTGATCACTTCTTCCAAAAAGGCTAACTTCTCTTTTTGATTTACAATACGAACGTTATTGTGTATAATATCTTTGTCGGAGTCCAAGTACATATCGATTTCATTCTTCATCAATCGCTTCATGAATGGTTCCCAGTTCAGTTCATCAAGTTCTTCCTGAGACATTTTACCATTATAGTACTCATACTTTTTCAAAGATAAATCTTTGCTTTGAAACTCACATGCTTTGAGTTTGCGTCTTTCATCAAAATAAATTTTAAGATACTTACTATGTAGTTCAGGTATCTTCAATGATGCACCACCTAGTTCTGTGGAGTCAACTGGTGCATCTATTCTCCACTCTTCCATAATCTGATCTAAAGTCATTTATCATCCTTCTGTCAATACAACTCATAATATAATAACACATTCCAAGGCAAATGTCAACCTTCTACTGTGTCTGTTATAGCATTAAATTCATAATATGTATAGTTGAATGTTGCGGATGATGTTACGAATTCTTGTCCATCTACTGTAGAGAATTGTATCTCACCTAGATCGGTAGGATATAACTCATGAAATGTAACTTTCCATTGTGGATTGTTTGAATTTGATTTAATGAATAGTGTAGCATCAGAATAGATGTTTGTATCAGAACCAGGTTCTCCTGTTAGAGTTCCTATCTTATTGCTTGTCTTTGGATTACCTAGTTGATATATCCAATTGTATATCTCATACCACGAACGCATCTCTTCATCAACAATGAATGATACATTCAACGTGCTAAACGTTATTTGATTACCTGGAATACTCAATGATACTGCTGGTGTATTGATTGTGCTAGATTGCAATGTCATACCAGGCAAGTTAACACTCTGTACAAAGAATGTTAGATTGGGAATTCTTTTAAGTACAAAATCAAACTTATTGTTTGAAAGAAAACTTTTATTTATTGGGTATGTTGTTACTGTTGGTATAGATGTAGCCATGTGAATCTCCTCTTGTCTTCTATTTATGCAGACAAAAAAAGAGGACCCTAAGGTCCTCTTTTGAAATCCGATCTATGTCGGCTTTTTATTACATCAAGTTAGTGATGTTGAATCTACGATAGTAAATGTTCTTTTTAGCAAAAGCAATTGCGCCATCAGCATTAGATGTTGCGAATGGGTTTGCAACCATACCGTAACGTGTCTTGAATCCAATCTTTGGTTGGAATGTGTCTTGACCAACTGCACGAACCATTTGCAACGGAACGTATGGGCAGTAGAACAAACCAGCGTCAAATGCTGAAGTACCTTTGTAACCAACTGTCGCATAGTGCGTACCAGATGTTGCGGCAAAGTATGGGTCAATATAAACCTTGATACGGCCATTCAATACACCAGCGAATGTGTTACCAGTGTCATCAACTTGCAAGTTGTTTGCAAGTGCTGGAGTGTAATCTAATACACCAGCCATTTGCAATGCAGATGCTACGTCTGAAGAACAGATAAGCACGTTACCTTTACCACGGCGAGTTGCTTTAGCAATCGCATTAGATTCACGCTCCAATTGGAACATCAAACCTTTGAATTTCTCAACTGACCAACGACCATTTGCATCAACGTCAAGGTTGAATTCACCAGCAGTTGTAACGTTTTCTTGTGCGCCAACTGTAGCAGACAAGTTGATAGAACGAACAACTTCACGGTTGATCTCAGCAAGAATTTCTGTAGAAAGAATGTTTGCTAGTTCTTGTTCAGCATCCAAACCATGGACTGCTTTCAAGTCTTGTGCAAGTTCCATTGTGTATTCTGCTTTCAAAGCACGGCTACGTGCAGTAACAGCAATCTTTTCGATGGAGAATGCCATCTCTTGGAATTGGTTACCGGCTGCGTCACCTAATGCTTCAGCATTGGTTGTTGGCATACCTGTACCAGATGTATATTCTGTACCTGCTGACAATGATGCTGGTGTAGCACCTGTGTGGTTAGCGGCAACTGGAGATGATCCACCTGCAACAGAAGAGAATGAAGTATTCGCTTCGTTGAACAATGCTTCAGTACCACCTTGTGTGCTGTAACGTGAACGCATTGCAAAGATCAATCCTGTTGGACCTGTCATTGGTTGAACGCCACAGATATCATAAGCAATTAGGTTAGGTGCGGCACGGCGAACCAATGAAATTAACACTGGATCATAAATGTCGATTGAACCATCGGCCGCTGTAGATGAAGATGCGCCCATTGCGTTAGCAGGTGATGCTTCAGACAACAATGAAGTTTGGTTGCGATATCCGCCAGAACCTTGTGCATCTTCACGGCAAGCACGTTCTTGATTTTCAAGAAGTTGTGCTGTTACAGCACGGCGGTGTGAGTCTCTAATTGTTCCTAGTTCGTTGTGGTCGAGAACTGGAGCCCATTTTTTAATAAGATTTTCTACGCTCATGTTTTTCTCCTTTGAGTATTATAATCTGCTGAATTTATTTATAAAAAATTACTTCTTGAGTATCTTGCTGATATTCTTGACATAGTTCTCCATAATTGGAGATAGTTGTTGTTCTTCGCTAGAATCAACAGTCGCAAATTGATCTTTTGCAGTTGTTACTGCATTGCTATCTTTTTGCTCTGAGAAATACTTCTTCTTTGTAAGATTAAGTTTTTCTTTATAGTCTTTTTCTGAAACAAACTCAATTCCTTCAGCAAGAGACTGTAATTTAGCGGATTGAACTTCAGAAAGTCCTTCTGCAACGTCAAACAAAATGGAATCTTTTTTATAGTTACCAATTGCTGAGTTTAGATTGACATTTTCTGTAACAACTTTATCTAACTCACCTTCTAGTTCTTGTACTTTAATTGCGAGTTCTTCAACCATATCAACTTTTTCTTCTGGAATGTCGATGTAGTGTTCTGTAAACAAATTCTTAAGTCCTACCATGAAATCTTCAACGATTTCTGATTTGATACCAGACTCAATAGCGAGTTTGTTTTCTTCCATCCATTCGCTAACAACGTACTCAAGGTATTCGTCTACCTTAGAAACCATGTTTTCAGTTACAGTAGCAACTTGTTCATCCAATTTTTGTTCGAATTCTTCTTCAAGTATTTTTACTTGTTCGTTAACATTAGACAAAACTGCGGCTTCAAAAATTGCTTGAGCATTATTTTTGAATTCTTCTGATAGTCCTTCACCCGAGAAAATAGCATCAATGTCTTCTTTTACTTTTGCGTGTTTTTTCTCTTTCATCATTTTTTCTTTTTCATTTTCGGCTGAATCTTCAGAGTCATCGGCTTTCATTTCTTTAGCCTTTTTCTTTTCGATGGCCGCTTTTAACGCAGGTGGAAGTTCTCCTTCCAACAATTCATCATCCTTGTTGTTTACATCAGTCATAATAGGTCTCCTTTATACGATATTTAAAATGCTTATCTATTTATAAAAAATTACAGTTTAGACAAGAAATCATTAAAAGTACGCAACATATTTTCTTCTAAATTTTTCTTAGGAGATTCTTTAATTGTTTCTTTGTACTTTGAAATTTGACCTTCTTTAATAATTCCGTTGTCCCAAACCCATTCTTTACCTTCCATGATACCTCTTACAAAAGCATCTGGTGCTGAAGGATCTGCAACAATGTCTGCGGCTGTAGCAAGATAAAAATCATCGCCAACAACTTTAACACCATCTTTTCTCTCTTCTAAGGATCCCAAACCTCTTGTAGAAACGCCCATTACTGCGCCTTCCATCATTAGATTCTTTACGATATTGCCATATGGAGTGTCCATGATTTTTGCTTTACCGATGAAGTCATTGCCTTCACGCTTTAAAGATTTAATCATATGTGATACACGTTCTAAATTGATAGTTGGACCATCTGGATGTCCCAATTCACCATAAGCACGATTCTTATTTACATATTCAGCAATGTATCTATCCGTTTCTTTTTGCAAAACATGTATCGGATACATTCTGCCATTGCGATTTTTTTGTTCCGCTTGCATGAAAACGCCTTCGATGTAGAAATGTTTTCCACCACCGATTTCGCTCTCTTCTGTAATGATATTAACTTGTTCGTTAATTTCTGTAATTAGTTTCATACGATCCCCGAATTTTGTCTTTTTCTTAGCGAAATTGCTCTACGTTTCAGTATTCTAGTCATGATCGGTTTTCTTTTTCTGGCCGCCTTGACTTGTGCAAAATGTCTTCTTCTAATCTCGCCAGAAGTCATTCTTTTCAATTGTCCGTTTTGAATTTTATAACCTGGACGCTTAGAAACAATTTTTCTACGCTGTATCTTTCCAGCACGTACACGATTGATTCTTGCGATAGATGCTTCATCAACATCTTCATCTAGACTAATAAATTCTTTAAAACTCAACATGATTATGGGCTTATACCATCATCAGTTGTTTCACGGCTAGTGTAACCAGCGGTCTTTTTACCTTCAAGGATAAGTGTGTATGCGGCATTAGCAGTAAATCCAGCAGTAGACAATAAAATGTTACCATTTGTGTTTGCTTGATTGTTTACTAGTGGTGCTTGACCGCCAGTTGTCAAGTCCCAAAAACCACTACCACTTAAAGTAGTAATAACCGTGTTTGTTCCACCTCCTATACCATTAGCCCAAGAGAGTGTTACTCTTGGAGTGAATGTTGGCGATGCACCTGGAGAAACATTCCAAAACAATTTTGTAATTGTTAATCTTGTAGTTCCGTCACCATTTGATGCAATTAATGTGTTTGCATTTACTTTAGTGACGTTTAACTCACCTGTAGCATCTGAGATGTTAGTGAGTTTAACTGCCCATGCTGATGCATGATCTTTAAGCGTTTGTGATGTTACTGTATCTGCCATTTTTATTCACCTAGTAAATTTTGTGCAAACACTAAAAGCGCATCTGCATCTTCTTCTAACTGAACCATAAAGAGTTGTTGATTCTCTTCGTTAAGATCATTATAGAGTTTGATTAGCAATTCAGAATCAACATCTTCTTTCATTTTAGACTTAATGATAGTGTGTGCTTCAACTTCGTCTTTTAATGCACCACGATCTTTTGCGGCTTTAAGCATTGCAATTCTGTCTTTGTATCCAGCAACACCAGGTTTGATATCTTTAGATGCTTTCTTTTCGGCTGCGTTTGGATTGCTAATGTGCTTCATTGTTGTTTTTGCTTGATGACTTTCATCAATGCCTAAAGATTCTTTAAAAGATTTCAATGACTTCTTTTTACCAGTCATCATTCTTTCTTTTTCTTCTTCTTTTTTATTTTGTTCTTTTTCCATATGTTCTTCGTTATCGTCATGACCTTCAGCAAACTTTTGCTTATTGTCTAAACGATCAGCAGGACGTTTGCCCTGTCCAGATTTAGTGTCTTTTGGACCAACTTCTTCAGGCCCAACTTTTTCAAGATCACCTGGATCTTTTGTTTGCGCCAAATAGGTTGTGTGAACAAATTTATGTTCACCTTTTGCTTTAGGAGCGATACCTACGATTTCGGTAATCGGTCCTAGAAAATCTTTAAAGGTCTTCATCTACATTTTCCTCTGAACTTGTATGAAATTCTTCTTCTTCAGAATTGTCTTCGATCTGTGTGTTATTCATTAGGGCGCCAGCCACTTCAACTTTTTGA